TTAATCATCAACATGGCACCGCGGCACACGAAGTCTGAGTTTGCATCTTATCTGTTTCCTGCGTGGTTCATGGGCCGTATGCCGAATAAGAAGATTATTCAGGCAACGCACACGACAGAATTAGCGGTTAATTTTGGTCGTAAAACAAAAAATTTGATTGAGAGTGATGAATTTCGGGACATATTCCCTGAAGTTAAGCTTGCTGCGGACAGTAAGGCCTCTGGTCGGTGGGACACGAACAAGGGTGGGATGTACTATGCGGTTGGAGTTGGTTCGAACTTAGCGGGCCGTGGTGGTGATTTAGTGATTATTGACGATCCGCATTCGGAGCAGACTGCTATGAGCAGCAGCGGGTTTGATGATGCTTGGGATTGGTATACGGGTGGTCCTCGACAGCGTTTACAACCGGGCGGCAGCATTGTTTTGGTTCAGACTAGGTGGTCTGAGAAGGACATGACGGGTCAATTATTGCGTTCTATGGCAAAAGATGACTTGGCCGATCAATGGGAAGTTGTGGAATTACCTGCAATTTTTGAGGATGGGACTCCGTGCTGGCCAGAATTTTGGAGTTTAGATGATTTGACCGCGGTTAAGGCATCAATTCCTCCGTCTAAGTGGAACGCTCAATACCAGCAAAATCCTACGGGTGAAGAAAATGCGATCATTCGCCGCGAGTGGTGGCGTGTTTGGGAGCAAGAAAGGATTCCGCAGCTTGAATTTGTCATCCAAAGTTACGATACGGCGTTTAGTAAAAGAGAAACTGCGGACTATTCTGCCATTACTACGTGGGGTGTATTTTATCCAAACGAGGGTGGTTCGGGACCCAATTTAATTTTATTAGATAGTAAAAAGGGACGTTGGGATTTTCCTGAGTTAAAACAAGTTGCCTTAGAAAGCTACCAGTTCTGGGAGCCTGATACAGTAATTGTAGAGGCAAAAGCTAGTGGTCTGCCTTTGACACACGAGTTAAGAAACATGGGTATACCAGTTGTTAACTTTACACCGAGTCGAGGTAACGATAAGGTGAGTCGAGTTCATAGTGTATCACCTTTGTTTGAAGCAGGGATGGTTTGGGCCCCCGATGAGACTTTTTCAGATGAGTTAATTGAAGAAGTAGCGGCTTTTCCTAATGGTGAGAACGATGACTTAGTTGATAGTATGACACAAGCGTTGATGCGCTATAGACAAGGAAATTTTGTACAACTACCAACAGATGACTGGGAAGATGAAGAAAACCATGCTACAGTGAAACTGTATTATTAACTTTAAAATGGAAAGGCCTGCTAATGAATAGTCCTGCGGTAAACCTTGGAGCGGGCGGATTCGTGTCCTACTACGAGGACGGCGGTGCTACAGTAGTGGTAGAAGATACTACAGTACCTGTTCAAGAACAAGAGTTTGATGAGCGTGGTGTAGGAACTTTTTTTGCAGAACAGTATACCCCGTTTGCTTCTCCACCAGAGGGCGCACAATTCAATGCCAAGAAACAATCAGAGATAAGAGCGTCTGGTAATCCGGGCTCCGCGGCCCGTGAAACTTATTACGGTGAGGACCCTACTTTTTTCGAAAACCTTTCAAGCGACTACGGTTATCCGCTAGTTCAGGACCCTATAGAAGGTCCTAATCGTCACTCAAGACCGCCCGGTCGCGATGACTTACCTACCCCTCAAGAACTGGCGGATGCTCGTGGACATGCCTTGGGTACTGCTATGGTGGCCGCGGACTACGGCCCACAGACCGCGATGAGAGTTGGACAGCTTGGTGAAGATATTGGTTCCTCAAACCGATTACATCGTGCTATGGATAAAAGAAACAATGCGGTAGGAGTATCAATATTTAAACAAGCGGGTATAGATGTATCAATCGAACAGCTTTCTAAGATGGTTGATGCTAAAATATTTAAGCAATTAGATGCAATAATGGGAAGACCGGCGAATGAACGCGGGTTTAATAGCCCAGAAGGAGGAATGGACCTGTATTTTCCTAGAGATCAATACGGGTATTTTCTTCCAGATCATTAGGAGTGGCAATGGCAAATGGTAAACCAAATGCAGGATTGATGGACGTACCATCACAACTAGACACAGACGAATTAGCGGCTGAAGTAGAACTTGAGTTGCCTGATAGTGCGAATGTCGTGATGGCTGACATTGAAGCAACTGACGTTGGTTCCATTGAGATCAAGCCGGAGGATGACGGCGGCGTAATTATAGATTTCGATCCACAGGATCAGCGCGGCAGAAGTGACGATTTCTACATGAACTTGGCTGAAGAGATACCGGACAGAGAATTGTCTCGTATTTCTAGCGATTTGATAGGTGAGTTTGATGCTAACAAGGCTAGTCGTCAAGAATGGGAAGATGCTTACACTAATGGCTTAGAGCTTTTAGGGTTTACTTATGATGAGCGCACACAACCTTTCCGTGGAGCCTCTGGTGTAACCCATCCTTTACTTGCAGAAGCTGCTACACAATTCCAAGCACAGGCCTTTAACGAGTTATTACCTGCTGCGGGTCCCGTGCGCACTGTAGTAATGGGTAAGGAAACCGCATCTAAAACGCAGCAAGCGTCCCGTGTACGTCAATTTATGAATTATTACATCACAAATGTGATGGAAGAATACACGCCTGACATGGATCAGATGTTATTTTATCTACCGTTAGCGGGTTCTACGTTTAAAAAGACATATTTTGATGAAACGTTGGGTCGTGCGGTATCTAAGTTTGTACCTGCGGAGAATTTGGTTGTTCCATATGAAACCGCGGACCTCGAAACATGTCCTAATATTACACAAGTTGTGCGCATGTCACTCAATGATTTGCGTAAAAGACAGATTGCAGGAACCTATTTAGACGTTGAAGTAATACCTGCACAGAGAGAAATGTCTGATTTAGATGGTGAATTAGATCGAATAGAAGGTTTAGAACCAAATCAGATAGATTATGACTGCACAATTTTAGAATGCCACGTTGATTTAGATTTAGAAGGTTATGAAGACTTAGATGACGAAGGTGAACCTACTGGGATTAAGATTCCTTATGTAGTAACTATATCTGAGGACAACGGTCAGGTCTTATCAGTAAGACGTAACTATCTCGAAGAAGATGAGTTGCGTAAAAAGATACAATATTTTACTCATTTTAAATTCCTACCGGGATTTGGTTTTTACGGTTTAGGTTTGATACACACGATTGGGGGTCTGTCTAGGACCGCCACGGCGGCACTGCGACAGTTGATTGATGCTGGTACGTTGTCCAACCTCCCTGCGGGTTTCAAAGCTCGTGGACTACGGATCAGAGATGATGACGATCCATTGCAGCCCGGTGAGTTCCGAGACGTGGATGCTCCGGGTGGGGCTATCCGAGATAGTCTTATGCCGTTGCCGTTTAAGGGTCCGGATCAAACTCTGTTTAATTTACTAGGGTTTGTTGTCGAGGCCGGTCAGCGTTTTGCAACGATTACGGACTTAAAGGTAGGTGATGGTAATCAGCAAGCAGCAGTTGGTACAACGATTGCTATGATGGAGCAAGGCACTCGTGTTATGAGTGCGGTCCATAAGAGATTACATTATGCAATGCGCAAAGAATTTAAGATTCTGGCGCGTGTTATGTCTGAAAGTTTACCGCAGCGGTATCCGTATACGGTTCCGGGTGGTGACGAAAAAATAATGCAGAGCGATTTTGATGATCGTGTTGATGTTGTTCCCGTAAGCAATCCAAATGTATTTAGCCAAGCACAACGTATTGTGATGGCTCAAACTAAATTACAGCTTGCTACACAAGCTCCAGAGCTTCACAACTTAGCCGAAGTCTTTAGAGATATGTATGAAGCGTTGGGCGTGACAGACGTAGATAGAATTATGAAGGCTGTTCCTACAGAAGAGCCCACGCCTCTTGACCCAGCACAAGAAAACATTAATGCCTTAGATATGTTGCAGTTACATGCTTTCGAAGGTCAGAATCACCAAGCGCATATTACGGCGCACTTGGTATTTGGGTCTTCGCCTATGGTTGGTGGTCTACCACCGGTTGCCATGGCATTGCAGAAGCATGTTATGGAACACGTGCAGATTGCGGCTAAAGAACAGGCTGCTGTTGCATATTTACAACAGATACAACAAAAAGGTGGCCAACCTGCCACAGACGATGAAATGCTTGAGATTGAGAAGTTGACGGCACAGTTTGTAGCTGAAGGCTTGCAGCAGGTTAAAGAACTTTCTGGCCAGTTGTCTGGTGCAGGAGCGCCCGATCCTCTGGTTCAACTTAAAGAGCAAGAATTACAAATTAGGGCTCAAGACGATCAGGCAGATCAAGCTATTGACCAAGCCAAGGTACAATTGGATGCTCAGAACCAAGCGACAAGGGCAAAACAGTTTGACCAACGATTGGGTTCTCAGGAAAGACAAACACAAGCTCGAATTGACGCTGCAATGCAGCGTGAGCTATTAAAAAACCGAGGAGGTTAAAATGAAAAGTGTAGTTAAGGTAAACGGTGCCGCGCCTAAAGACGGACCAAAAGCAGTTGAATATGCACAAATAGATAAGCAGGGCCGTATTCCATATGGCAAAACTGCTGAAGCTCCGTATTCAGACAAGCGTATGGAATATGGTAAACCAGTGGGCTCGAAGCTTACTGCTCGTGGAATGGGTGCCGCCAAAAAAGGCGGAAGTTATATAGGTTGCTAATATGCCGTTAAAGAAAGGTAGTAGCAACAAAACTAAGAGCCAGAACATCAAAAAACTGATGGACGAAGGCTATGAACAGAATCAAGCAGTTGCTATTGCTTTGTCTAAGGCTGGGGAAACGCCTGCCAAGCGTATGGCACGTGGCGGAATGGTTAAAGGTTTTAGCCCAATTGCGCGGCCACAACGTTTTCTAGGAGTTTTCTAATGGTAGATTTTTCGCGTTTTATCAAAGAACCTGTAAGAGGTCTAGGCGGAGGTCGTTTCAATCCGAACCCACCAAAGCAAGCTCCTTTACCTTTACCGACTCCTTTACCTGACCCTTCTTTGTATAGTGATCCTGAATTAGGAATAGCAAACCCTAAAGCAGGAGGCATACCTATGCCTCCTGCCTTACCTGATATAGGTAACGCTCGTGGCGGACGTGGTGGCGCAACCCCTCTTCCGGACCCTGTTCTTGACGTTCCGGTGCCAGCAGGAGTTCCGGTTCCACAAATACCTGTGCCCACTCCGGTTCCACAAATACCTGTGCCCACTCCGGTTCCTAACATACCGGGCGGAATTT